AAGGTCTCCACCTACGGTAGGGTTGAATCCCTCTGGAATAGAAGTGAGGCTACCGAGGTAAAGGTCTCCACCTACGGTCTCTTTCCCGTAGAATTGCGGTTCTGTTATTCCAATCTTGGTGCAGAATGATTTGTTTTTTTGAATACTCATGGTATTTTTTTTAGTTTTTTAATTTTTTAATTTTACCCCTTTCGGGAGGCATACGTTCGGGTATGCCAGCCTATCCAATCCCGTCTTGGATTTTCTCTGATTGCGGCGTGGTGTATTCAATGTTGCATCGCACTTTGATGGTACTTAGTAGAAATAAATTTCTTGATCGGCATTATTCTACTCTCTATATTCAGCCAGAGGTACGCAAACTGAATATCCCACTCCCGAACCGCGCTATTGAACCTTATAACCACTTTTCTGTAAGGGTTGTCGGGGTGACAGGATTCGAACCTGTACTGAAGGCACTGTTTTGTGTTGCAACCCTTAGTGCTAACCGTTACACCACACCCCGATATTTAAAGAACTATAAAGTGAGAGGCCACGGAATCGAACCGTGATTCCCGCCATGCTAACGGGTATTACCATTATATGAGCCTCTCGAAAAACCCTCGACGTAGACACGCCAAGGGGTGAATCAACAATCAAACCTACTATCTTAAAAAGAACTTTTTGTCATGGCTTTGATAATAAACGGGTACTAGGCTAACCATGAAAACGCCGTTCCCCGTTCCCTATAATTTTATTCCGGTTGAGCCATTTTGTTTAAATGTTCAGATATGTCGGATTGCCCATAATTTCTACCGGAAGAGATCGCATCCATTTGGTTCATTTCAGCTTCTTTGCGCATGGTTTCGAACTCTGCTTTTGTAATTCCTTCATAAACCTTTGCTACTAATATTCTCTTTGTGTCGTCGTCGTACCCTGCGCGCTCAATTAATGTTACCAAGTAATCCATTTGGTTATCGCTTGGGGTATAATCTTCGTCGGCTATAGCTATGGCAGTTGCTACGGTATCGAATTTTTCACTCTTAGGGAGGTATTTAAAAAGGCGCTTTATAACGGTTTTTTTAAACATTTCACCTTCAAATTCAGACCAGATACACGATGATATTTTCCCGCTAGAAAAAGCCTTGTACGACTCTGATTTATCGCGAATAGCGCAAACCTCTTCGTAACTCATAACTTCAAACTGCTTTTCACCAGTACCATTCAACGAGGCTATTGCGTAAACAAGTTCTATATTTTTGCTTTTAAATTTAGGTTTGTGTTTAATGGATGGTGAAGAACCGTATTCGATTTCAAATTCATCGCCTTCGTAAACAATAAAGGCCGAAATAGAATCAATAACATCGGTATCGGATAACAATTTTATTAACCCTTGATAGCTTGGTTCTAGTACCGCTACTGTTCCTAATTTGCTCCATCTTGGAATGAGATAAGCAAATTTTAAAACAGGGTTAAGAGAAAGACCTGTCAATGCAATATTGTACACGGCTTTTTGTAGGCTTTCTTTGCTGCATTCACGTAGCTTTTCACTACTGTTGATCGCTTGCATTGCAAAGGAGATTTCGCGATCTAGTTTTTCTTTTGAAATCAAAGAGGTCATTTTTAATTTAACGGCCTCCATGTCTTTGTTTGTTACTTGCGGTAAATTGCTCATGGTTTATATTTTTAAAGATTAATGTCCGTTTTTGTCGTTTACAGGCTCAATGGTTGATAAGCAGTTAGGGAATGGTAGGATTATTTCAGCGTTGCCTCTGCCAATCATTTTTAGGCTAAAAGTGGCTTCGTCGTGTTCGATCAGTTCGCTTGTTACCAATTGGCGCATTATTTCCTTTGCGCTCGCAACGGTCATGGTGATTGTTTGTTCGGTAATGGTTATCATGGGGTTTATTTATTGGTTTACAAATTCAATTAATTCAGGGTCAACACCTACGCCCTTCCCTTCGCTAATATCTTTGGCGGTTAGTGCAACTTTTTTCGGGATGGGTTTGGCGTATACCCAACAGGCTATATCATCTCTTTTCTCGTATAATGCCCAAAAACGACTGGATAGCTCATAGATAATGTGTCTTTTATACCAATTAATTTTACCATCACTCACCATCATTTCAACTGGTTCTGGGTAATGCTTGTATTCTTTAGATGCGGTTAGAACATTGTCTTTTTTTGGGTAGCGTTTGTAGAAAGTGTCGAAGTTGCCGTGTTTTATAATGTCACACCAAAAATCGTAACGTTCTGATGTTTCACCCCAAACGAACCCTCCAGAGCAACTATTTAAAAACATACGTTCAACCCTCATCCCATACTGCGCTTCTTGGCGTTCAAGCATTTTTTCTTTGATTTCTTGCGGGAGTTGCTCCCATGTAACTTGTGGCATGGTTTAATTTTTTTGTTTGTTATTAAAATAGTTTCTGATTTCCGCGTTCCATTTTATTGCGTTCGGATGGTTCGGGTCTGCTGCTAACCATTGAGATATGGTTTGGATGTAATAGGCTCGAACATCTTTAGCGCTTGGGTGAAGTTTAATGGTAGCCGTTGGGAGGCTGTTTAATCGTTGAATCTCTTCTAAGAGGAATTCATTTGATGGTTGGTAGTTTTTCATGGTTACCTATTTTATTTAGAATTTTTTTGTACTGCCAAACCAAGTACTCAAACCTTTTTTTTGGCGGTAGTTTTTTTGTGTTGATTTTAGCTTTCATTGTTGTCGGGGTTTTCAAACTCCTTTTCATAATCCAAAAAAGCGGGGCGGATAAGGCATACATAAAGCATGGTAAATACTACAGGTAGCATTACCACCCCGCACAAACAAAATATAGAGAGTATGAAAAACATTGTTTAGCGTTCGCCTCGGTATTCTTCTAGGGTGTCGTGAATATGGTTGTCAACTGGTTCGCCGTCGTCTATATAGGCTAAGAAATTATCTTCGCTTTCCATGTAGTTATCCCAAGCGGTTTCGGCTATTCCAGGATTAAGAATATCACCTCGGTTTAGTTCGTCTAAGAACATTTTAAAGGCATGTTTCGATGAATTCATCATGGATATGTGCCAATCTTTAATTAATGAAGATTTGTATAAGTAACTGATTAGCAAACTATCTATGAACTCTTGGTCTAAATCCTCGATGCTATACAGCTTTCTAATCAATTCGAATAATATACTAAGATTGTGCTGCCGTGTGGCTTGGCTAATTTTTTTGCCCATTGGTTATAAATTAAGATTGGTTAAGTCGTTAAGTGCATCCATTGTGCCTTGAAACATTTCGGGTTGTTCGGAAGGAGATTGGTATAGTTCAATGAATTCGGATATGTTGTTATGGTATCCCTTAGTGTGGTATTCGATCAATTCGGTCATGTTAGGTGATTCTCCACCCAGTTCAATAACCTTTTCGCAGTTTTCTATAATCTCAAGACACGATAAGGCGTACTCCAATTTTCTTTTTTGTTGTATTAATTCTGGCGACATGGTTATTTTTTTAGTCGTTACTGATTTCGAGGGTTACTTTGCCTTGGAGGGGTTGGAAGCATTCTTTAAGCCATCCCTTACTAAATGTCATTGCGAATCCCCCTGTGTATGCCCACCCTTCAAAGCATTGGTAAAAATGATCTCCTGTTGAGTATACAATTGCCCCGGTGTTTACGTGTTTTAAAAACTGTTTTTTACTCCAGTCAATTTCTTTTGGCTGTTCTGGTGTTTGATTGATAATTCTTGTAGTTGCCATATTATTTTTTTTAAGCGGTTACGGTTTCTAATATTTCTTCCTCAAGCAATCCAGTTTCGGATTTAATAACCTCAAGCGCGGCGGCTTTGGTTAGATCGTCATCGTTGTCGATTATGTATCGGCGAACGGAAGATTCTGACTTCCCAAGTGCTAAAGCGATCTTCATTCGGGTAGGAAGGGTATTTATTTTTTCGAGGGCAATTGGTGTTAGTTTCATTTTTTCGTTGTACTTTTATTATTGTATCTGAAAGCAAATATAAAAACAGTTTTGGTGTTATCCTAATTATTTTAAAACTTTTTAGAAATAAATTATCCACAGTTAAGTGTTAATAACTTATTTCGTTAGTACATCCATTGCCCGCTTAAACCGTTCTGGGTCGACTTCCTTAAGAATATCGAAGAATATATCGATACGGTAGTTAACTCTACCTGTCATAACGTTAGAAATTTGGCAATTTTCGACATGTAACTTTTCGGCTAGTCTACGGTATGAAAGTTCGGGGTTATTAAGTTTATTTTTCTCCTGCGCTTTTTTGAGCGCGGCGGATAGTTTTTTGTGGTGGGGCATAAGGTGGTTATGGGTTAATTAATTGTGCGGAAGTATACCGATTTAAGAAAGTCGGCAATCTCTATAATCCTATGTTTTACAAAATGTTCCATGTATTCTGCATCTTCTGCCATTTCTTGGGTTACTATACCTAAATCAACTTCAAACCCGCTATACATTTGGAATAATACATGCAACTCCCGTTTTAATCCCGTTTCGTTACCTGTATACATTACATCATTCCAGCTAACTAACACTATAATTTTTGGGGCATCCAAAATAGGTTTAATTCGGATTGGGTGGCCTTGATATGCCGTTTGGATTTCGAAGGTTAAAAGTTCTTTTTCAGAACATGTTAAAATATGCATTGTATTGTTTTTTTATCGGTGGTTTTTTGTTGGCTACATTCTCGGTTGTATTGGCAATTTTTCTCCAGTAATCGGGTCACAAGGCCATTCCCCTATAATGCCATTTGGGTAATATTGTTTGTTTAGAATCATTTCCGCTCTACGCGGTAAAATATAGCCATCGCCTTTAGTTGTTATCGGATTCCCACCCCAATCAATCGTTACATAAACCGCACTACTTATAACCTCGGTTTTGCAAGATTGTGGCTTTTGATCTGTTTTTTTGTTTGGCATAGGTTTAAATTTATTTTTTATCAGATACCCGAACTGGTCGGGGATTTTTTATCGGTGGGGGTTAACGGATTTTTGTTTGTGGGGTATTTAAGTGAAACCAATGCCAGTCCTGTGAATAGCACACCCCCTTCTCTTTTAACCGTTCAAAAACGCCCCGCCTTCGCCAACCATAGACGTAAACAGAACCATGTTTTGTCAATAATTCATACTCGCGTTTTTGAGCAGGGGTTAACCGCATTTTGGTTCCATTACCGGTTTCGTTTCGCTCAGTATTCATGATCTTGATTTTTTATTGATTAATACGGTTGTTTGGGCAATGGCATCCAATGTGTAACTTTTTCAGCATCCCCACTATCTTCGTAAGTTCCAATACACAAAACCGCCCACCACATTTCATTCCCATTATCAAATTTTGTATATTCCGCCATAGTTACTCCATGCTCACAACTTACAAGCACTATCTCTTTGTTGTTAGGTTTTTGCTCACGAACTGAAATCCAACCATCAGCTATGCGGTTAGCGCCATTGCTATTTTCGTGGTTTATTGAAGTGGTTTCTTGCATATCAAATTTTATTTTTAAATTGTTTTATTGATTAATACGGCCATCGCTGACCGTTTCGGCTACTGAAGCCTCGTCAGTTAATCTTGTTTAGTCATGGTCTGTTTATTGCTCTTTGGGAGGTAGTGCACCTCTTTTATAAAATCTCGTTTCAATCTAAAAAGTAAGTTGCCATCTTGGTTTTCATCATCCCAAAAGAAGCCATCTTTCCATAGAGCGATACCCCAATGGTTATTAATTGTTTTGATTAGATAATATCCTTCTAATCTAATGTCATGCAAACAATCAGTAGATAGTCTTATGTATTTAACCATTGATTCTTTTAAATACATATTCGCGCCTTGTAAAAAAATGTTACATTTAGCTATCTTGTCATTTTCCACAAACCTAGTTTGAAGCACCAATGTGTTGCCTTCTAAATCTTTAACATCGTATAGTATACCATCGCGGATTAAGTCGCGGCTATAAGCCGACCATTCTGTAGTTATCATAGGCTTTGTTTGTTTTGATTTCGAAATATGGTTAATAAACATCTTACAATGATTTTACGGCAAAATAGTAGTAATCATCCGAACCAGAATCGGTATAGCACTCGTATACGGTATGATCTTGGCAATGACCTACCCCGCTAATCTTAACTGTTCTTTCGTCGCCCATTTCTTCGAAGTAAGATATAGCCATAGTCTTACCTACTGCATACATTGCAACTACCGCAGCTACTCCGGTTGTTAAAGTGTGTTGTCCTTGGATTTTGAAATTTAATGTGTTCATGATCTTGATTTTTAAATTGTTTATTTGATTTCGAATACAAATATACGTACTATTTAATTAGTACACCAAATTTATTTTAATCTTTTTTTCAAATTTCGCTGAAACCGTTGGGGGAGTAAGAAAGAAATTTTTATTAACCGTTAAAGTTGGTTGTAAATATGGCTGTTTAGCCATATTGCCGAGATCGGGAAAAAGGTAGAAATAAACCCGTTCACAACAGGGCATAATACCCCGTTAATTAATACATATAAGCTGTACCCTACTATTAAGCTAATCCTAAAAACCAATCGAAAAACCCACGCGCGCCACACCCGAAACACACCACAAATCGCGCGCTCACCCTCACTTCATTTTTTAAGCCTTACACCTAAGACCCTTACCCCCTAAACACTAATATTGGCAGAATACACAAAGTTACAAACTATTAAAAGCAAAAACAAATCGCACTCCGAACTATTATGCACATGATATTCACAATTAAAAAGATGAATAAAAAGTGAAAAAAGTGAAAAAAGTGAAATGCTTACTGGCATTGGCTTTTAGACTTAACACCACCAAAACCACTTTTTTAACCACCAAAACCACTTTACCGATCTTGTACCGATTTAGCTACCGTACATAAACCCTACTAAAACCCTACTAAAATCGTACTATTTTTACGAAACCACTACTAAGCCACAAAAACTTAAATAAAAAAACTTTCAGAAATTATTGAAAGTACCGTAATTTTGTGAAATATAAAACATATCCTTATGGCCTACTCAGAAGAGGCAAAGCAAGAGATATTTAATACCGTTATTCACAGGGTAAAAAACGGCGATTCATTGCGTAAAATCATAAAAGAACTAGGAAAGCCGGAAATAGGCACTTTCTATGATTGGTTAGATGCAGACAAAGAAAAACAACAAATATACGCGCGTGCGTGTAGTTATAGGGCTGAACAGTTGTTTGACGAGATCGAAGAAATTAGCCGTAATACTGAAATGGGTGAGGTAATAACCGAATCGAGCGAAAAAGGAGTAACGGTAACCAAGTCTGATATGTGGAATCACCGTAGGTTAAAAGTAGATAGTTTAAAATGGATGTTAGCTAAAATGAACCCACGCAAATACGGTGATAAAATAGACATCCACTCTAATGGCGAACAAATTGCCAATATTGCTCCGGTTGTAAATGTTTATACAGGCAATGCGCCTAAACTGGCTAATTCGGAGGAAGAAGTCGATAAGTAAATATGTTCAATGTAACACCAGTATTCCACGCTAATTTTAATGCTACCGAAAAAATAGTAATTAACCAAGGCGGTACATCGAGTAGTAAAACCTACTCAATAATGCAGTTACTATTTTTAAAGGCCATTACAACGCCTAAGTTAAGAATAACCGTTACTGGTGAAAGTATTCCGAATCTAAAGAAGGGGGCATATCGAGATGCACAGAGTATATTAAATGACACCAAAGATTTAAAGGTGTTTTTGAAGTCGTGGAATCAAACGGATAGGATATTTCATTTCACCAATGGTTCATTCATTGAGTTCATAACAAATGAGACGGAACAGGCCGCCAAATCCGGTAAGCGTGACCTTCTATTTATGAATGAAGCAAACGGTGTTAACTACATGATTTTCTGGCAGTTAGCTATGCGTACGGAAGGTCAAATATACATAGACTACAACCCTTCCGCTCCATTTTGGGCGCATGAACAATTAATAGGCACAAATGGTGATAATGATTTGAGCGCGTCGGTACGGTTGATTATATCCGACCACCGACACAATACTTTCCTTTCTGAATCCCAACACAAGGCCATTGAAGGCATAAAGGACAAAGACCTTTGGCAGGTTTACGCAAGGGGTAAGACTGGTAACCTTATTGGTTTGGTTTACCCGAATTGGAGGGTTATACCGGACGAAGATTTTCCAGAGCAGGATTTTATTATAGGATTAGATTTCGGGTATACAAACGACCCTACCGCAATGGTAAAGATTACGTGGATAGGAGACAACGTATTTGTAAAAGAGTTGGCATATTCGCCGGGATTAAGTGCTAAGGAATTGTCGGTTATACTAAAGGCTAACGGTGTTCATGATAGTAGTATATGGTTATTTACAGAACATGACCCCGATATGGCCGCCCAACTTCGCACACTAGGGTTTTATTGCCAACCTGCGAAGAAAGGGCCAGGTTCTATTATGGCAGGTATATCCAAGCTAAAAGAGTTCAATGTATTTTACACCGCTTCCTCAAAAAATCTAATGATGGAGCAAAAACGGTACATGTGGGAAATTGATAAAACCACAGGTAAACCGACTAATTCCCCTATCGATTCTTACAACCATTTAATGGACGCAATACGCTACGGAGTTTATACACATTTCTATCGCAAAGGGTTGAATTAATCGCTGCAATAAAGTATATTTGTAGTACAAATCCCCGTGTACATAATGATAAGCCCAAGCCAATTAAGAATAGGAAATTTTGTCTTAGACAACTTTTACATAAACGATTTGCGTAAATTAACTGAAATTTCATTGGAAGACTTTGTCGCCATTAGTCATGGGTGTAATTCATACCAACCCATCCCGCTAACCGAAGAGATACTAATCAAGTGCGGGTTTCAATGTAAGCCAAAGACATTGTCTATTGTAAACAAATCAGGGCATTGCACAATAGAATTATCTAGAGGTAATTTTACCTTTAAACATAAAGACGGCAAGGCGGTTATTAAATACCTCCACCAACTCCAAAACCTATACTTCGCGCTAACTGGCGAAGAATTGAAATTTAATTATTGAGCCACTACCAAAACTAATGATAATCAACCTACCACACGACGTTTTCACGAGTAATAAAGGCACGTGGAACATGTACGATAAGTTCACAAGGCAACTAAAGGTTGACTACGTAATATATTGGTTTAACGAAAACCACACGTTTTTATCATTGCCGATGAATGAGGTTATAAATGTGCCAGATAGCACAAACACAAGATTAACCTACATGTTCAAGGTTACGCATAAGGACAACGAATTTGAGGTAGTTACGTTGGAATGGTTGGGAATAATTCAGTAAACCACAACTTTCAATAGTTTCTGAAACTTTAATAACATAGTATAACTTTCAATATTTACTGAAAGTTCTATATTTTTTTGAAATTGTGCTTTGTATTTCAAAGTACTTTGTATATTTGTATCGAAAATAGTCTTCACCACCCGTTTAAGTAGTACCGATGTAATATCAGGCACGAAAAAACTGGGTTTAAAAAACTAACTCAATGGAGTTCGGATTGAGCGTGAAATTGAACGGATTGCCAAAATTCGGTAACCCGTTTAAAAAAACAGTAGCTAAAGGCGCTTACCCCGTGCCTGCAACCACCACAGAGAGCGGCACGTACCGTGATTTCTTCTATACTATCGAGGATGGTAAATTTGTTTTTAGCACTACCCAACCAGACGGAACAGTAAAGGCCTACAAAGAATGCCCACCTATCGCATATATCATGACGCGGAAGGCTCTGGCATTTAACAACGGCATCTGGTCTCTACACTCTACAATAAAAAAAGAAGGCGACCCTATAACCAATATGGGCGATCCCTTGTGGAAGTTATTTAATAACCCCAACCCTCTTTATACTGGTAAACAATTCCGTGCGCAGTCTAACACCATCGCTGAAATGTGCGGGGTATGTTGGTGGTTAAAGGTGTTCCCGTCTGGATTTGACAACTCTACCCCATCCGAACTATGGATATTACCGCCACAGTATTTAAAGATCAAGTGGAAAGATAAAAAGTATTTGGGGGCTACGAAAATTCAAGACCTTATTGAATCCGTAACGTTTAACGATTCGCCTATTGATAAGGAAATGCTTTATCCTTATGTGGATATTACCACAGGGTTAGAGCCTACGCCTATTCCGCAGGGTAGAATGTGTTCTTTAGCCGTTCCGGTTCTTAATCTTTGCGAGCTATGGGAAAATAAAAGGCATGTTATAGTTAATCGTGGAGCGCAGGGCATATTAACTAATACTAGCAAAAACGAAATGGGAGCGCCTGTGCCACTTGACAAAAAAGATGAAGAGCGGCTACAAAAAGATTATAATGGTAAATACGGCCTATCGGGCAAGCAATGGAAGTTGATAATAACCGCATTGCCTTTACAGTACCAAAACATGAGCTATTCCCCTGCGGAATTGCTTATAGAAGAGTACACCGAAAGCGAATTACGAACGGTATGTAATGGCTTGGGCTATCCGTTCCCATTATTGGGCGAAGGTTCAGAAACAACGTTTAACAACACGGAGGAAGCTAGTAAAATGCTTTACCAAAATTTTGAGATTCCTGCCGCGCAAAACTTTACCGAACAATTTAACGACTGCTGTAATGCTTCGGCCTCTGCTAAAGAATTCGTGGTTTCCTACGATCATTTAGAGGTTTTACAAGGCGACAAAGAAAAAGAAGCGAACATAAGCGCCAAAGAATTTGATACTGCCTACCGAAAGTTTAAAGCCTCTTCCATATCGTATGGTCGGTTCGTTGAATTGATTGGAGAGAAAGAAGGTTACAAGGCATGGTTAAATAAGTACTGGCCAGAGTTTAGCGCAGATGAGCGGCAACTATTCGAATCTGTTAACCAAAAAAAGGGGGTAAACAATGATAAGTAATGTGTTTAGCCGACTTGGGAAGGTTCATCAGATGTTATGGCCGCAGGATAAGAGTACTACTCTTGTTGTACCTAGTGGTGGCGGTAACATAGCAACCGAACGTTATACCGCAGAACAAATAGAACAGGCTACAGCAGCACTAACCGAGACTTTAACCGAAGACCTCACATTCCCAGTAGTAGAAGGAACAGAGGACTCAGGAACAATTATAGGCCGCCCGTACATATTCAAAAATACTAGTTCACGAACATTCACTTTCCGTTATAACGATTCCATAGAAGGGATTCATGTAATGGAATTACACCCATTAGAAGCATGAACACGAAGGAAAATAAAAATGAAGGCAACAAAACGCCTCGAATTCTTACCAAGGAAGAAGCCGACAAACTCAAGAAGAGTATTGAAAAGAAAATTAAAAATAATCGCGTAATACTAAAATGAAAATCGAACCAAATAAAATCGGAACAATAGACGGGTATAGCCAAGCGGTTTGCGTTGCTGCCAACTTCTTTTTCCACTTGCAAAGCGCAGTTATATCGGCAAAGCATTTTGAAATTGAATTGTTTACGCCCGATGAATTACAAGAGGTGCGGAACAAGGTTAACGCGGCTGTGTTACTGAAATTAAACGATGTGTGGGAAAACTTCGAATCGGCCAATCCGAGAACTCCACGCGAAGACATTGAAATTAAAAATGACCCGGGAAGTATTTCAACAAAAACAGGATAAGATGATAAAATGTATTCATATACCAGACCAGACTTTCAAAACGCAGGAAGAATTATTTCACGCGTTAAAGGCGAATGAAACGATCATAATCGACCGCAAAAAGTCTTTGGTGTACAACTCTAGCATCAGTACTATAAAAGGCCGCGTCCCGTTGGTAATGATGCCAGAAATTGAAGAAAGCGAAACGACAAAGGGGATTGGTTTCCGAACCAAAGAAAACTACATGTACCCTGTTGTATCAACAACTAATTACATGGATTCTCATGATGATGTGCATTGGGAAAACTCCATGAATAAGACCGCAAAAGATCAACAAGGGAAGGTTTATTTCTGCACAGACCACAACCTAACAAGCGCAGGTATAGTAGTGCCGAAGTCAAAGATTGAAATGTTTGTTCGCTCTATTCCTTGGACATTGGTTGGGAAGTCATACGAAGGCAATACCAACGCTTTAATATTCGGGTTTGATAAAAAAGATATAATCAACCCTACCGCTAAGATTCTATTAGATACGGAAAAGGATATTGAATGTTCTATTCGAATGATATATGGCAAAGTGGTATTGGCAATGAATTCTAAGCACAAAGACCACGTCGATAACCTTGCGTATTACGAATCAAATATAGGCCGAATTGCTAACCGTGAACGTGCTGAAAAACTAGGCTACTTCTTTGGAGTGGAGGAGCTATGGATACGCGGCGAAGCTAGTATGGTTTTAGGCGGTGGTTCAAATGATGCTACCGCGATTTATGAGGCCAAAGAAGGCAATGAACACAATGTAACATGTCAAGGGTGTAACGCCCAATTCGATTATTTAAAACAACCAGAAGCAGGTATGGGCTATGTAAAATGCCCTGAATGCTCTTTACCAGTAACTCAAGAAGCCGGGCAAACCACTTCTTCTAAAATAGAGCCGTTGAAAGACACTCGACCCGCTAAAACATCATTGAAAAAAAGGATTTTATTAATTAACAAAAAAGAAAATTAAAAATGGTACGATTAAAAGAAGGGGATATAAACCCTCAAACGAAAGCCGCTTATACGGCGGAAGAGATCAAAGACAACAACGACTTGATTGATCTCATGGAAACAACGGCAAAAGAGCTAGCCGCTGGTATGATTACAAAGGCAGAATCAGACGCCGCAATAGCCACCGCATTAGAAGGGTTAAAAGCCGAATTGAAGGCGGAATACCAAAAACTTTATAATGCCTCTATTGTTCACGGCACAGACATTACCCACCTAAAAAGGGAGGCACGTGTAACCCATAGCGCTCCACAATCATTTGGCGAAGCGATCAAAGAAAGCCTTGAAAAAAATGAAGGCGTTCAAAACATTATACAGGAGAAGGGTATTCGAAAGGATAAGGATATTAATCTTCATATTGAAAAAGCGGCAGGTACAATTACCGAAGCTAGTTCAATTTTAGCTGGCTCTACCTACCACTCACTAACAGAATACGCGGGTATTTTCTCTCCTATTCGTAAAAGAGTAGAGAAGTATTTAGGTGCAGTTACCGTAGGCAGTTTGTCTAAACGTTTTGCATACTGGATTGAAGAAACCGACGAAGAAGGCACACCGATTGCTATTGCGGAAACTACCGCTAAAACGCAATTAGATGTACAACAAGTTGAAAAAACCCAAAAGGTTGAAAAGATCGCGGTACATGCGAAGGTTTCTACGGAGTGGTTAGATGATTTGCCACAATTCGTTTCTTTCTTGGAGCAAAACCTAATGAAGCGCGTTAGCATCGCTACAGAAAGCCAGTTGTATTCCGGTAATGGTACTACGCCTAATTTGAAAGGTGCTACACAATGGGCTACATCATTTGCCGCAGGTTCTGTAGCTAATTTGATTACGTCAGCTAACGAGATTGATGTAATGAACGCTATTGCTAACCAAGCCGAATTAGCGTACACAACTCCGAACAATTTGTTTATCCACCCAGATACTATGAGCGTAATCAAGGGCATTAAATCAACCACAGGCCATCCTTTGTGGAATGATTACCGCGATTGGTCAATTGGTAACGGCGGTATGGTTGTAGCGGGTATGAATATCTTAACTACCCCAATGGTAACTTCTGGTGAGTTCTTAGGTGGTGATACAAGCGTTATTAACGTTCGTTTCCGTGAAGGGCTAAATATCCGAATGGTTGCGAGTGGTGACGACCCGATTAATAACACTATGACCCTTATTGTAGAGGTTCGTTTAGCTCAATTCGTTTCCGCTAACGATGCAGGTGGGTTGATCAAAGGTGATTTCGCAACGGCCAAGGACTCTCTAAACTTAGCAGCATAATTCAATAACAATGGCAAAGACTAAGAATAAACAACCGTTGCTACAGAGCGATGAAATTGTTGAAAAACCTGTAGAACAACCGCAACAAGAACAGCCTTTAGTATTAATAGGCGACCAAATTATAATCGGCTGCGGTGGTTCACTCAAAATAGGCAAAGAATACAATGTAAGCGCAGATGTAGCAATGAATTTGATAAAAAAAGGTATTGCCAAATTAAAAAAGTAAAAAAGCAATGAAAAGAATATTTTTATTAATGGTGGCTATAGTAGGGCTTATTAGCTGCCAACCAACGAACGCAAATGCCCAAATTACGCTTAGTGCCGCTACAACCGGACTGGATAGCGTATTGAATGCAGGTACAACGTATTTCAAAACCGCCGCAGGTGCATTAAACAAAGATAGCCGAGGCAATTACCGATTTGTATTCACCGCAGCCAATGTTTCTGGTACAAGTACTTTCAAAGTATTAGTACAAGGTAGCATGGATGGTACTACATGGTTCGCGCTGACTAAAGTACCCGGTACTGATGGCAACAACTGTGATACCCTCCAATGTACATCGGTAACAACCGCCGCACAATTCACAATGACCAGTATACCCGGTTCAGCAAAGTATACCTATGCTTTAACCCAATGGAATACCGGAGGCCGTGTATTATACTTACGGTTGGCCTTTGTCGGCACAGGTACGCAAGTAACCCGAATCTCTAACGTTAAGGTTTACCCCTTCGATAAATAACGCAACATGGCTTTTGATTTTATCGTACCCGAATACTTCCAAAATAATATTGCCGTACCTAATCTGGGTATAGGTAGTGTTAATAATCGTGTTGCATTTCAAGCAACTATAGACCAGTACGTTAAAGAGTACTTAGAAACTATTCTAGGCTACCGATTAGCGAGCAGGTTAATATCTATCATGGATAGTTACGACCCATTAAGCCCTTCCTCAACGGACGTAATGTACAGATACTTAGTATTTGGTACTACCTACGTTCACGAAACCGACGGGCGCACATACAAATGGGGTGGTTTCACTACGCATATTGATGATGATGGAAATATTCTAGGTGATAAAATCAGCCCTATTGCAAACTACGTGTATTGCCGTTTTCGACAGAACACCGCGACAAATACTATGGGAAACAGCGAGGTAACCTCTGTTCACGAGCATAGCGTTACCTCGACCCCATATTATAAAGTGGTGCAAGCATGGAACGAAATGGTAAAGATGAATTGGCACATGCATAATTGGTTGATGCAAAACATTGACAATGCTTCCTTCAGTTCATACGAATACATTGGCGAAGAATACGAGCCTAACACCGATTTGGTTCACGGTATAATGGACAATCAAAACCTATTCATATTTAAAAACCACATGGGGCTATAATGGCAAAGGATTATACATACTTACCGCCCGATATACCCGAAATATTTACTTCTCTGGTCAATGAAACATCAACGGCTATGAGTACTTATTTACAGGGGTTAGGGTACGACGGCAGTATATTATTTGTTCATGATACGTGGAACAAGTTAGTAAACAGGTTGACCTCTTTGGGGCAAACTGTTGGTACTGATAAGTTCAAATACCCACTTATAGCGCTTATTCATTCGTTTGAGCAAGTTGTAAGTACAGATGGTTTTTACGAAGTAAGTCTTGATTTTCTTATTGTAAACCGATGTGATCCTACATGGTTTGGCGAAGATCGACGGTCGAGGAATTATGTACCCGTTTTAAATCCAATATACGCACAGTTCATGAGTGATATATCGGAATCATTCAAATTTCATGGGTACAAGGAACGGTATTACCCACATACCAAGATCGATGATTACCACATGAGCGAAAACTCGGAGAAAAATAAACTTCCTGACTTCGTTGATGCAATACACATCAAGGGTTTAAAGCTAAAGGTTAGAGATACAAGTATTGAATGTTAAAAATTAAAAAACAAATTAAAAAGTAAAAAATGGCAAATAATTTAGTCTATGCCAATGAAGTAGAGTGCGGCGGTAATGTTCGCGGTACTGGTTCTACGCGTTGTCCAATCGATTTTAAAGAATTGGATTGCGCGGTATTAGTTCCAGTAAGCGATTATCTAACAGCAGCGCAGCTACTTACACTAGGCACAACTTTCGTTGATAAGATCAACGATCCTGACCCGTCCTTACGATGGTATCCGATTCGTAAGTTCCTTAATGTAGAGGACAAATCAACGGGTATTCAAATCAACGCTGCCGGATACGGTGGTGATGAATTAGGCGCAGAACCAAAATATCATTGGTATTTCACCCATGATGGTAAATTGACCCTAAGATGTTTGACAATGTGGTATGTCACGGAGTACGTCGCACCGATGGCGGTTTAAGCCCCTTCCCATTGAGCTTATTGTATACCGATATGTTCGGAGTTGGTGGTACTGAATCCTCTAAAGCAGGTATTGGTTTCCAGTTAAAGAATAACACAGATTTAGACCGCGATCATGGTTTTGTACGTCTGCCTTCGAATTTCGCTTATACCACAACCTTACAAGGTTTAG